CCGGCAAGTGTCGCGAAGTGACGAGCATGAAGCTGGAGACAGACATCAAGCCGCAGAATTGGATGGCGGATCGCGAAGATCCGACCTGCCGATTCTTACGGGTGGTGGATCGACTGCGGAGCGCCGTTACTACGTACCACTGGGACCCTCAGAGGCCCGAAGTGTTGACGAAGCGTGTATTCGACTTAATTCCGAAGGAGCAACAATCGGCCCCTTCAAAGTCCAGCGGCGGCTCGGCAAATCCCTCCACACCCGAACAGAAGGGTGGGTCGGACAAGCTGGTTGCCCAACCGTCTGGAGCCAAGCTGCAGTGATGCAGCTTGGTAAGCCGCCGTCGGGCGCGGCGGCTGAAAAACTCAGCTTTGTCAACCAAGTGCCCAAGTGTTTCAACACGTTGAATGCCCCTTTGGCAGGATTGCGTGAACAAATACTTGACATTGCTGAAAATTTGTATGCGGATGCTAGGTGGCTAGCACGTTGCGTTCCTCGTTTGTTTGAGGAACAATTGCGTGTTGGTCGTGAAATTTTGGCGACCCTTAATAAGGACGCCTCACCTGGTTACCCGTGGATATGGATGGGAGTGACAACGAATGCAGATATCTTGAAAAGTGATCAACTCACTGCTCAGGTTTGTCATGCCTTCACCATCCTCATGCAGAAGATTGTGAAAGGAGAGGAATTACCTTTACCAATGGTCCGCCTTTTTATTAAGATGGAGCCGCATAAACATTCTAAGTTGCGCGATGGCCGTTATCGTTTGATATGGGCTTATCCCATTGAATACCAAATGGTTCACCGGTTTTTCCTTCAAGCGTCAGTCTCGTCGGAGATAGACAATTGTGAGACAATTCCTTCAAAGCCAGGCACGAATTTCGTGTATGGTGGAACGAAGCGTCTCTACTCCTGGATTAACGATAATTCGAAGACGATGCTCGAAGCAGATAAGAGTTCTTGGGACATGACAGTCCCCGAGTCTCTTCAACTCATGGAACGAGACGCCCGTTGGCGGCTCTGTTTGAATCAAGATGTTGAGAATTTTAAATTCGGCTTTGATCAAAGTTACCGGACACTCACTCAATCGTATGTTTGCTTCTCTGATGGCACTGTTTTGTTGCAAGAAGTACCCGGGATAGTACGCTCAGGTGGTTTTATTACTATCAGCGGAAATTCTCGGATGCAAGTCTTGCTTAAAATTTGGTACTGTCTTGAGAGGAAAGGTATTTTTGTGGATGAATATCACCGGCTTATGGCTATGGGTGATGACACGATTGAGCGTATGACTGGATTGGAAATTGGAGACTATATCGAGTGGTTGAACCAAAAAGGATTTACGACTAAGCATGCTAACGTTGGTTCATTGATTGGACTTTCTTTCTGTTCGCATCGTTTTGAACGTGCAGGTGGTCATATAGTTTGTGTACCCACGAACTGGCCTAAGCACCAATTCAATCTTTCGATCAAACAGAAGTCGAAATTGCCGTTTTATGCTATGCAATTGTATTCTTTATCGTTTGAGTATGCGTTTGATGATGATGTTTTCCGTCAAATTCGCGAGGAATTGGTGCGTGTTGCACCTCGACTCGCAGTTTCTCAGAAGCAAGCGCAAAATTTCCTCACGGGATATGAATCCTCTCTCCCTCTTTTGAGTGTGGAGGAGAAGTGTCTTGTGCTCAAGAATGACATATTTCTGAATTTGCGTAAGCTCTATCGTTTGCAATTCCAAAACCCTCCTCGTGAATTTGTGGAAAAACGGACCGGAAGGTCTAGTATTTCACTATTCTTTGAGGTGTGGATGTGGTTTGTTTTACTTTTTGGGCTTCTGGTCACAGAGCCTGATCGCTCCGTGTTTCCGGAGCAAAACATGAGTTTTGGAAGTGCCGTGCAAGGTGTTATCGAGAATCAAATCGTCCCTGTTGTTGGAGATTATTTCTTGAAACCATTTGCTCGTAAATACGTCCAAGTTTTTGGAAACCCTTTTAACGGCAAACACTATTTGAATTCTGATCGTGAAAGCATGCCTGCTACTGATCCGAAATCGAAAGCCCCTAAAACGAAAGTTGGCGGTGGCAAAGTGAAAACCGCTCAAGCAAAGAAAGTTGCGAAACAAAAACTCAAACGGAAAGTCACTGGTGCGTTACGCCAGATGTCCATTGCTCCTATGCCTACCCGGAAACGGCCTGGCTTTGTTAGGGGCAGTATGGGCATGGATAACGCTGTGTTTTCCGGTCGCGACCTTATTCAGAAAATTCTCTTGTCTGCTTCTTCTGGTGGCCAGACGGGCGGCGATGTCGCAGGAACACTCTTGTACTCGACACCTATCAGACCATTGTTGATTGTTGCGAATTCGCGCGTTGCGCGGCTTGTTGCTTTATTTCAAAA